GAAGAGTTTGAAGAGAGAAAAACAGTTATTAATCAAATTATATCTGATAGAAAATAACCTAAAAATATAAAATATATATATATGACAATTATTAATGAACCAATTAATTTTGTATGAAACAATCAAAATTAAAAGTGGTTTTAGAGAATGCACTGAATTTAAAAAACAATTAAATCAATGTCTTGAAAATAATATAATAGATGACTGTAAAATTGCAGTTAATAATTATAAAAAATGTCTTGCATTAAATGAAATTCCTCATTATATTATAAAAAAAACTAAAGACACACACGAAAGCCAATAAATTGTATTCTACAATCTGGCATCTGAGCATTTCTATATTTACTATTAATTAGGAAATCTGGAACTGCCCAACTTCCTCCTCGACAAACTCTTTTATGTCCAAAAAATGGATAGCTCATTTCACGATATACAGGATCTATCTTGAAACTATCATATGGATAAATTGGCTCCTGACACCATTCCCATACATTTCCAAATAATTGACTTACACCATGATGATTATCACCAGCCATATATTTATCAACTTCAACAGGACTATCATACTGGTAATTAATATTACAGTATTCGTCATTAATCCTACGATTACCCCATGGATACAAAGTTGTACCTCCGTTGGTTGCCAGGAATTCCCATTCACTTTCTCTGGGTAGTCTATAACCTGCCCATTTACAATAAGCATTTGCTTCATACCAAGATATATTAGATACCGGTAAATTATAATCCATCTCTAAATATTTATTAAATCTTTTTACCTTCCAACTACCATCATCTTTTTTCCAATATAATGGATGTTTTATTTTATTTTTTTTTATCCAACGCCAACCTTGTTGTAACCAATACGATTTGTTCTTATATCCACCAGCTTCCACAAATTTCATATATTGATATTGAGTGATAGGATATTTACTTACTTGAAAGTCCATAACTTTCACACTAAATGAAGGCATTTCATTATCGAAAGTGAAATTAAAAACGTCACTATCGATACCTTGGGTAAATCCAAATCCTGGTATTTTTATAAATGATACAGGTAATGGATTACTGTTATTAATAATAGGAACGTTTAATGTTCTAGGTTTCGGTAGGTTTAAACAGATACTAGAAAATAAGAAAGATTCGTTATGCATCTCATTATGAAGTAAACTTATCATTATAAGATAAGTATTAATATTATCAATAACTATTGTATCATGTTCTATAGCTTCTATAATAAACATAATCGTTTTATGATATGAATTTATAATTCTTTTACTATTATATTTCATTTCAAACCTTTCTTCTTTGGATACAATATGAGAATTAAATTTATTATCAGAATCAGGAATAACTATACCTTCTAATAATTCCATTTCAAAAATTAAACGTAATGTTTTATATTCCCAAAAATACACTACATGTCCTAACTCCCAAATAAGAGGATTAGTACTTCCAATATGGTCATTCCTTTCATAACCTGTTATTTTTTTTTTTACAAGTGGTTCTAGAAAAGTCATTGTTCTAGTATACGTTTTTTTCAAATTGGTTATTAACCATTCTTTACTTACTTTAAAATGTTTTCGTTTAATTATTTTATATATTTCATCTTTACTTAATTCAAGATTCATTATATATTTTTGATAATAATTATCTAAATAGGTTTAATATGTCAAGTGGTTTTATGGTAGGTATATTAGCAATGTATTATTTGTTAAAAGAAAAGAAATATACTATATTGAATATAGCTGAAGCTAAAACTATGATAAAAAATAATATAGACGAGCAAAATTATTTTAAAACAATCTTAGATGTTAGGTCTAAGGAGGAATATAGTGAAGGTCATTATCCTGGAGCAATAAATATACCCTACGATACTATAATGGAAGATAAGGTGAAAGATTTAGAAACTCCAATATTAGTATATTGTCGTTCTGGAAGAAGAGCAGTTATAGCTGCTAAAAAACTTTATAGTTTAGGTATTAAAAAAATTTTTGTAATTAACCAGAGCTATAATAAATTAAAATAAATTGTTAGCTATTGTTATATGATTAATAATATGAAATAAACTTACATAATCCTATTTATTTTCCATGTAATTATAAGTTTCCTCTTAACTTTCATTACTATAATCTAAATAAAGTCTTTTCCTGCTAAAGAATTTAACGTTGTGTGGATTATCTAAATTGAGACATACTTTTACTACTAAATAGAGCATTACTATTTCTATGTAAAGCAAATCTTTTTCTTTTTACAGCCGCATTTTTTTTAGTTAAAGCACTTATTTTTTTAGTTAAAGCAGATCTTTTTCTTCAAACTCTAGCACGTCTAGCACGTCTACTCATACTAAAGTTTTCTTTACCAACATTTAGAAAATAACATATTAATAAAATAAAAATTACTATATTAAAATTTTTAACATATATATATATATAGATATTTATATAATTAATTAGTTATATTTTTATTATTTGTAGTGGGATGTGTTTTTTTACTTTTTTTTGGATAATAATTTTTATAATTAATATCGGTTCTTACTTTACTTTTAGGTACAATAGCATAATTTACCCATGATTTTCTAACTACACGATAATTTTTTGGAATAAGCCAACTAATTTTGTTCATTGATATCATAAAATACAAATATTTTCAATCTTTTATATATATATATATATATATATATGGATATTAAGAATAAATATTTAAAATATAAAAAAAAATATCTTGAGTTAAAAAAAAATATGATTGCCAATAAAATTATAGGTGGTGGTTTGAATATATATCTTGTTTCAAAAGAAGGTGATAAGTTTCAAGTTGAAAGAAATGTTGCCGAAATGAGTAATCATGTTAAATCATTATTACCTGATGATGATGAAGAAGATGATATGAACGAAGAAATACCACTTCCACTAGTTTCATCAATTGTTTTAGCAAAAGTTATTAAATTTTGCAACATACAAAACGATTTTGGTCCTATGAAAGAAATTCAAAAACCTATAAACTTTAATAATTTAGAAAAAATTGTAGATAGCGTGTATGTAAAATTTATTAATGATTTAGAATTAACGGATGAAGATGGAAGTGGAAGTATGTTTAAAAAATTAATTTATGCGGCTAACTACTTAGAAATTAAACCATTGTTAGATTTATTGTTAGTTAAAGTAGCTACAATATTAATTGGAATGGCACCTGAAGAAATTCATAAAACTTTTAAAGTTAAAAACGATTTTACTCCCGAAGAAGAGGAGGAAGTAAAAGTAGAAGGTTTGTGGAAACCAGAAGATGATATAGGAATGGTAGAAGAATTTTCCCCAGAAATAGCAAAATCATTAAAAAGTAAAAACGCTAGGACTCGATTATCAGCAATGGTAGAAGAATTTTCCCCAGAAATAGCAAAATCATTAAAAAGTAAAAACGCTAGGACTCGATTATCAGCAGCAAAAGATTTACTAAAAATTCTAAATGATCTTAAAGAAGGTGAAGCTAAAAAATCTAAAGAAACATTATGGAATGATGTAGTTTCTGACTTGATTGTTCCTTATGAATATGGAGTTATTTATCGTCCTGAAGTAATAATTTCTTGGTGGAGAAATACTATATTTCCTTTTATTGGACCATCTTCTTTAGATAGATTTAAGTTACGGAAATTATGTAGATTATTTCGTGATTCTTTAATACCACCTATATGGGCTAAATTCCCACATTCTAAATATAGTTCATTAAATAAAATGATAGAAGCTATTAAAGATGAACAATGGAAGAACTGTGATAGTCCAGAACATCTTTCATCATTGTTATCTAAATCTCCTAGTTACTCCTTCACGGGGGTTGTAGGAGTGACTGTGAAAGTAAAGTGGACTAATAGGAAATATTATAAGGTAAAAATTGTCCGTGACAATAAAGATAGTACATACAATATTAAATTTAATGGTAATAATACTATCTATGCTATTTCATGGGATAAAATTCAATTAAAAATTAATACATCAAAAGTACCATCTATAATTGTTATATCAGATGGAGAGCATCATGTTACAGATTACTCCAATAAGTTTGTTCATGTTAATCACACTTTAACGATAGTTGGCGAGAGTCGGGATAAAACTATTATAAAAGGTGGTTTTAAATTGTATTCTGACAATAACGCATATCAATTTAAATTAGAAAATATGACTATAACAAATCCAAGGGATGATGGCTTATGGGCTTATAAAGATGAAGAGAATAATCATTCTTATTATGATTATGGTACAAGATTCGAAGCAAAAAATTTAAGTATCAGGGATTGTAAATTGAATGGTGTATTTTGTCAATTTCCAGGGACTTTTATAGATTGTACTATTGAAAATTGTGGAAAAGTGGGGCTAGCAGTTAAAGACACAGAAATTAACTTAAAAGGAGAAAATACATTAATAACAAGAAATGGTAAGAATAATAATGATAACGGTTTTGGAATTAAATTAATACCTGATTGGGACAATGCTATAATTAATATTTATTCTCCTCTTAAATTAGAATCTGTTTCCAAAGATAACAGACGTGGTGGTAACTGGGACGGTGCTGGAAAAGTTACTTTAAAAAATAAAGAAGGTGGTGATTTAGTTTCCACCTGGGTTCCTCCGTTCCCTGGGACTTTTGCCTTTGATTTTTAAGAAAGATAAAAATGTATTTTTACCATATACTGGATAATAAGCCAAGTTAATTTGTTAAAAATATTTATGATTACTAATATATGAGAACAGTATTTATAATATTAATAATATTTATTTGTATATCTATATATATGGATTATAGTTCTAAATATTTAAAATATAAAAAAAAATATCTTGAATTAAAAAATAATATGATAGGAGGTAGTAAAAAATCTGATTGGAATTCTGATTACAAAACAGATAAGTACAAGACCCTTGTAGAAAAATTAGGTAACCCTACAACTATTAGTAGAAAATTTCCAGATGGTGAAATTATTTATGTAGAATGGAAGGTAGATAGAAAAGAAAATAAATATGGAGTCTATGGTAATTTAGATATGATTCAATTAAGAAATGATGAAGCTACCAAAAGACATCCTGAACCTGCACCTGTTTTAGTATTAGCAGGTAAATATATTTATGTTCCTGATCATCTATTGGGACCTATCAAGTATGCATCAGAAACTATTAATGTTGAACAACTATTTGTTCCTACTAAATCTAATGAAAAGTTTGTTAAAACAGGAAAGAAAGATGTTGCAATGGTAACAGGAAGTTGTGCTAGTGTTACCATTAGTGCTATTACTATTCATTTTGTAGAAGATATGATAGAAAAATACAAAAATAGAAAAAATAATATTGAAGAATTAAATAAAATATTTAAGGATGAGTATGATAATAGAATATTAAACTACTTGTGTGGTAAAGGTATTGTACCCCGAGTTGAATGGTTAAACCCAGAAGATTTTGGAGAAGAAAGTATTTATAATGGAGACTTTGAACAATGCAAAAAATTAAAATAATTATATTATAACAATTAATTATAATATAGTTAATATGTTTATTTTAAAGATTCAGGACCTCCCAAATTACCTTTAACAATTTCAGAATCATTATGATCTACTATAATGATACCTTTAAAATCTCCTAAATCTGAACCATATCCTGTCCAAATAATATTATATTTTTGATTTGTTACCGTGCTAATAAGATTTGATAGTTGTCTATCATTGCCTTGTGGTTGAACTGCTACTAATAAATCTATATCAACAGTATCATTTTTAGACACATAACCAGTAACAGTATTATATATTTCTACTGTTTTACCTGAGTTAGTAAATTTATAACCGTCATTTGTCCAACCATTTATATCTAATTCCCATAACTTTGATACTTTATACAGTATAACTATAGGTAGGGTATAAGTAAAATTTCTATTTATAATCTCCTCTGAATTATATTTTTTTATATGTGTATTTATAACATATTGTGGTGTGTTTAATAAAAACTCAATGTCAATAAAAATTAATTTATTTATTTTATTAAAAGCTGCTATATAATTCGTTTTAAGATAATTTAATATAATCATATCATTATCAATATTTCCACAAGCTAAGCTACAATAAGATAATCTTTCTCTACTACTCAAAGTAGATATATTGTTAATAACTAAAGATTCGCATATTGTATCATCAACAGTTCTAGAAATAGAATTATATATGCTAGTATCTATTGATGAACTATCTGTTAAGAAAGCTTTGTCACTAGAAAATAATTTACTATCTAACATATTACCATCTAAAATCACGTTTCCTATCTCACCTTCTGATATAAAATTATCTTCAATTTCATTAATAGGTTCAAATAAATTTACTTTCATCGTTATATTATCATCTACATCATTTAATAATTTTATCATTTCATCAACTATATGTATATATCTAATAGGTCCATATTTAGATACATATACCTTTCCAATATCATCTTCCCATTCTTCTATTACACTTTTTGGTACTAATTCATTATTTTTATTTTTAATAAATATTAATGGATATATTATATTTTCTTTTACTAAAAGTATATTTATTAATTCACCATTATTAAAAGGATACATGACAACCTTATAATCATCATATTTATTTGAATTTAATTTACTATCACCTTCACCTTCTGTACCTCCACCTAAATATAACCTTTTAATATTTAAGTATTTTTCTTGTATTTTAAATATTTTTTAAAGTAATCCATATAATATAAAAATTGATATATTTATTATTATTAAAAATATAATGAGTAAATTATTTACTAAAAAACCTTTTACTACTATGTGTAGTTATATTAAATTAAATGAAGTTATTATAAGTGAAGAACTTGACAAAGATAATTGTGAAGAACAACTAGAATATAATATTTGTAATTTTAGATCAGATATTACATTAAATCACACTAAATATATTTCAATTTATGATGTGGTAAATTCAGGAGAGACTAAAATCTTTAATAAGAATGATTTGGGTGATAAAAGAATAACTTATCCAATGTTACATTTTCCAGTAGTAAAAGATAATTATACTATAATTATAACTTCTAAATCATATGATGAATATCCTATTATTCACACTATCAATGAAAACATTATAGATTTTCAAAGCAGTTATTATAAAGGTGAATCTACACCAACTATCAAAGAATTTATTAATAATATCAGAAAATGTTATAAATATTTTGTTAAAGATAATTACGAACTATCAATGTTATGTGATTTAGTAATAATTAGTTATGACTTTAACCCAAATGTTATTAAATATCTAGAGGGATTATTAGGTGAATTTAAAAAAATAGTTTTTGATATTAAAATCAGAGATATACAAAAAGAAGGTTACTGTGATGATATTATATCATTAGCTAAATATAATATCAAAATAAATAAAAGTTGTCAAGAAAGGTTAATTGTTGATGGATATAATGTAAATCATAATCTTATAACCAAATCTTTTCTTTTATAAATATCAATCAACTCAATTTTTGTTTAATAAAGTAAAGGTTTATCATTATACCATCTGAGTAAACCAATAGAAAAACCACCTATAGTTCCCCAATTAAAATAGTAGTTCATAAACATTTCTAAAAAATCATTATTTACTGGTTTAAAGTTTTCAAATTTAAGATTATAAGTATCTCTAACTGTATTAAATAAAAACCCACCAGCAACGCTACAAGATACTGTCCAAAAGATAAAATTATTAGACATTAAATAATAAATAGTTATTTATTTAAATAAATACAACTATTTATATTAAATGATTTTTAATATATTGATTATTTTATTTATAAATATATTTGCAAATACATTTATGGTTAGTGGTTACGATTATTTGAATAATAATATATCTTCTTATCATTTATCTCAATTAGAAATAGATTTTTGGTTTGATAGTCCATTAACAGGATACCATAATAGTTATCCTCCTGTAGGAATAAATTGTATTGCAACAAAAGATAATTATAGTTACATGATTTCATCTCAATCTAGACTGACTAGACATTCAGTAGCTGAAAGATGTCAATCGCAAAAAAGAACGGTTTCCGTATTTAAAAAAAATGTTATTAATTCAATGACTGAAGGTCATCTTGTGTTAGGTGAATCTTATTCTGGAAGTAACACATATAAATGTTATAGATGGAATGAAGATGATATGAATAGGATTGAATCTGTAGTACAGTCTGAAAGACCTGATAAAGAGATAGAAATTTGTACTGGAAGAGGATTTTATTGGAGAAATCATATGACACCACTTCCTAATGATTGTCATTGTGGATGTTGTCAAAAAATTATTCATCCTGTTGGAGGAAAAGGTAGCGATGATGTAACCAGTTGTGGTATAGATAGTATTAGTAATATCCTATATTACATTGGAGGTAATTATCAAAATTGTCCAGATAATTATCATACCCAACCAAGTATTGTTAGAATAAATTTAACTAATTTTAAATTTATAGATCGAACGCTTTTAAGTTCTATTAATGGTTTTAATAGTTATGGTAATTGGTCAGATTATAATAAATTAAAAGAAAAACGTTATTTTAACTACCCTAGTGCCAGTACTATTTATTATGATAAAATTATATTAACTTTTAATTCTCCTAATTCTGGTTTCTGGGAAATAAGTTTTAGAGATAGTGATATAAGATTAATTAATAGCTTTCAAAAAAAAATATTTCAAACAAAAATAGAGATAGATGGAAACAGTACTAAAACAGTAACTTATTTTGAGTATATGTCAGGATTTACAAAAACTTTACAAGATACTAATAATAATAAGATACATTTTATATCCGAGTCATCTACAAGTAATGCTAGGGTTCTTACTTTTAATATGTCTCAAACTGATTACTATAATAATTCAACAGTAACCTACCTCAATGGTATAAATGATGTGATGGACCTTAAAATGGATTATCTTAAAAATAGGATTTATTTGTTATCCGGTACATTATCCAGTAAATTATTTAAATTTGACCCAAGTTTTAACTTAATTCCAGTTTCTACTTCATGTAATGTAGTTGCAACTAATTTTCCAGTTTCTTGGAAAAACGCAAATAGTTTTATTTTAGATCAAATAACAGGTACAATTTATTTATTTTTTGTATCAGAACCATTTACTGGTTATTCTATTTTAAAGACTAATACTATGACTTTTAGTGATATAAATAGATTATATTTCAATAGAAAGGAACAATTATGGACGCCTATTTTTATAGAAACTGCTTCAATAAATCATAAACATGGTAAAATTATTATTGCTAACAAAGCTAATGAAAATAGTATGTTTGTTGTCTATGGAGAAATAACCCTTCAAGGGTGTGCCGAAGGAAGAAAACGAAATAATTATCAATGTGATATTTGTCCAAAAGGAACCTATACAGATATAGTTGGTAGTGATATTTGTAGTTTATGTGATTTCGGACATTCAACTATTTCAGAAGAATCTAAAGAATGTATGTCTTGTAATGTAGGAAAATATGCTAATAATTTAGGTTCTACATCTTGTCAATATTGTCCAACTGGAAAATTTTCAGAAAATAGTGGGTCTAGTAATTGTAATAATTGTAATGTTGGACGGTATAATTCTAATATTGGTTCAACCTCTCCCTCTGCTTGTATTAATTGCGATGAAGGAAAATATTCTAATATTTCATCTAGTAGTTGTAGTAGTTGTATGTTGGGAGAATATGTAGATCTTAAAGAAAGGTGTTTAAAATGCCCTAGAGGAAGATATAGTGAAATTAATAGAATAACTACCAAAGAAAGTTGTAAATTCTGTCCTAGAGGAAAATATAGTAATATTTTGGGTGCCAATAGTTCTGATATATGTATATCTTGTCCTCCTGGTATGTATAGTAACACTTTAGGTGGAATTAATAATAATGTTTGTATAGAATGTAATGCAGGTAGATTTAAACAATTAACAGATAGTCCTGGAATAGAATGTATGATTTGCGATGATGGTAAATACTCAGCTAATAGGGCAACTATTTGTATAGAGTGTGCTAAAGGAAAATATAATTTTGGTACACACGAAGATGACCATAAATCTTGTATTAGTTGTCCTGCAGGAAAATTTAATCAAATGATTGGAGGTGATAATATAAATAATTGCTTGAATTGTCCTTTGGGAAAATTTAGTAACATTATTGGTTTGAATAATTCAATAGGTTGTAACTCATGTAATGTAGGAAAATATAATGAAATTATTGGTTCAACACAATCAACTGATTGTGTTGATTGTCCTGCTGGTAAAATAAGAAAATTTGTTGCAGGAACTAGTATAAACGATTGTATTGATTGTGCAACAGGTTATTTTTCTAATGGTGGTAGTTTTGAATGTAAAGAATGTCTTGCTGGTAAGTATAATAATATAAATGGAAATAATATATGTTTAGACTGTACAGTTGGTATGTATAATAACAATACTAAATCAATTACGTGCAATGATTGCCCTGATAATTCTGAATCTAATATTGATTTTACTAAATGTGAGTGTATTAAAGGAACCTATATGGTTAGTAAAGAACCATTAGTATGTAACATTTGTCCTGAAAATTTTGAATGTCCTAAAGGTTCTACTATTGAAACTATTATAGTATTACAAAAATTTTGGCGAGCTAATAGTACAACCCTTCATACTGAAAGATGTAAAAAAGCATATAATTGTCCTGGTGGAATGTTAAACTCATCTAGTAATGATTTATGTAATGTAGGACATACTGGACCTATCTGTGATGTTTGTTTGGATGGTTGGGCTAAAAATGAAGGTAAATGTTTTAAATGTATGACAGATGATCATATTATTGCAAGAAGTTATACATTTACTGTTTTATTTCCATTAATAATTGCTGCAATAATATTTTTTATGATTAAAACAGCAAATCCTTCATCTAGCACTGCTCAAAAAGAACCTCTCTCTGGTGTTATTAAAATTTTTATGAATTATGCTCAAATCTTTACTCTGGCTAGTTCATTTGAAATAAATTGGCCTGAAATTATTCTAAGGTTATTTGATAGAACTAAAGAATTTTCTTCACCCAGAATAAGTTTTTATTCATCTGATTGTACAATTGGTTGGGATTATTACACAAAATTACTAGCATACATGATACTTCCATTAGGTTATATTTTAGCGGTAACTTTAATATTAAGCGTATATACTTTTATTTTTTATAAAAAAAATAGAAATAAGATTATGGCTCTAGAAAAGTGGGAAAATGACAATGATAAAAGAAAATATTATAATAATAATCCAGAGCCAATGATATTTTTTAAATCTTGGATGTGTACTTCTATATTAATTGGTCTATTTTTAGCTTGGCCTACAATTATCAAACAATCTTTGTCTATAATTCCTTGTAAGAAATATGGGAATAATTATTACTTGCTTCAAGATTTATCAATTGAATGTTATACTACTGAACATAATGGTTATTCAATTATGAGTTATATTTTTTTAGCAATATATGGGTTTATTGTTCCTATTGTAGCTTATTTTTTGATTAGGGGTAAGAGATTTTCTCTGTATGATTTTAATTCAAAATATGAAATGCCAGCACCATTATCATTTTTATTTTTAGGATATCGAGAACAAGTATGGTATTATGAATTTATAGTAATGGCTAAAAAATATGTCCTAATTCTAATTACAGTTTTCTTAAAAGAATATTCAAGGTATCAAATGATTTCAGCGAGTCTCTTTATTCAAGTCTCATTTTTTATTCATGTTTTTTTAAGACCTTATGATGGAATTACAAATTATGGTATTTTATGCAATAAGTTAGAAAGTATTAGTCTATTAGCATTAGTAGTTACCCTGAATTCTGGATTATTTTTTGGTACAATTGACCAGCAATATGATTTGGGATTTTTTGAAATGGTCCTAATAGGTATTTTATTTGCAATGAATGCTATAGTAGTAATATATTTCTTATATTATTTATTAGTTTTGGGATTTAACGAAGCTGTTGACCTTATTAAGAAATTAATTAAAAGTTTGGATAAAGATAATTCCTGTTGTTTAAATTGTTTATCACTTGAAAGAAGAGAAAAAATAGTAAAATGGAGCAGAGGTATTCATGTAGATACATATGGAATCAAGTTAGAATCTGAGGAAGAAATAGAACTATTCCATCACTTTTTTAATGATAAAAAAATGTTTTCTCACCAACTCAAGCATATTTTAAAAGATAAAAAATTATTAAAGTTTAACCATCTTCTAAACCGCATAAGATCTAATATAGAAATAATAGAAAAACAAAGGTGTTGGTTATCTGTTTTAAATAATAGGTTATATAAAAAATTAAGAAAAGAATTACTAAACAACAAAGATAAGATTGAATCTAGAGATATTAATAAATTAAATGATATCTTGGGTAATTATGTTAAAAATGGATTGAAGTATAGTAAAACAATTGATAGGATTTCTGAAAAAGCCTTAGTTAGTATTAGGAGAAATAGTATCATGTTAGAAAGTATTTATGAAGATACATCAGAAAATGATACATCAGAAAATGATACATCAGAAAATGACACATCAGAAAATGACACTTCAGACGATTCTGAAGTAGAAGAAATTGACGATGTTAAGAATATAATTATATGATTAAAAATTGAAATTCTGATATAAATATAATATCTTATATGAGTTCAGATAATTCAACAAATACTTTAGATATAACTCCTTTTACTCATGAAAATGTACTGGAAGCTTTTTTGAAAATTACTACAGATAAAAATGCTATAAAATATCTAACCAAGCTAAAAGACAATATGATGTATACTGCTCCAGAAATTAGAGATGATAAATTTTGGAATGGAACCAAAAACTATTCTAGTTTACCAGAAATATTAAACAAATATTGTAATGATAATAATACTGAAAATATAGAAATCAGTCAATTATTTTCGAAAGTTGTAAAACAATATCAACAAAGTGGGTTTGTAAATAGTAAATAATTATTTTACCTTTCGATTAATCTTGTAATAATACCATGATTTGTCTTAAATTTTTCAAAGTGGTGATTAGTTTTACTAGAAAAAGATACACCTACTTCCCTATCATCAGAGGTTAATGCTACAAAATGTTTATCTTTAATTCTGTTATCGTAATAACCATATTCACCTACTACTGGAGGAATAGAAATATCCATAAAACTCGGGAGTAGTTCTTCCATTTTGGTAATTTTCCCTTTGAATGTAATAAAAGGTTGTTTTATAATTTCAACTGATGAAGAAAAATGTCCATAACAATTATCAATAATTGTTCCCTCAGACGAAATAACTGTTGTAATATAATTATCATAATTTTTTTCTTTTCTACCATCATGATATAAATATTCACCTTCTACAGGTGGAATAGAAATATTTGGAAATTGTGTGTAATCCATTATATTATTGTTGTATTCATTTTTTTTAAATATATCAATTTTTTTTATAAAAGAAATACGTTATTTCTATCGTTATTTTTTATCATAACATTAAAATCTTCACTGATTATATTTTCTTTATATTCAAAATAGATATGTTTTCTAGTATTAGAATTAACCCAATCATTCCATGAAACTTCACTATTCCAATCTGAAATAGAAACAATAGTGTGATTATCATAATTAAACTTTACATCCATAAAATTTTCAGATTTTATAAAACCGGAATGGTTATGTGCTGCTAACGTAAGTTTATTAGTATAATCTTTGAAACTAGTGGTAAAAACATTTTTACCTCGTTTAAATGCGACTACTCGTACGATGTTCATATAATTATAGCTCAAAAGATAATTATATCAACTTTTTAAAATTTTATTTCTCTGTCTGTACAGTTTATATTATCGTCCAAAACTTAATATAAGACTAATATTTGAAAATTTAGAAAAGTATAGGATAAGTCTAATATTAAGTAAATATAACAATCATAATATTAGAAAATAATTTTATTTATAATTTTTTTTTGTATAAAATATATAATCCTACTAAGATAAGACCGTATAATAACATGTCACTAGTACATAATCCTGAGCTATTTGTATTCCCTCCAAAGCCTTCGTGTGTATTAGTGAATGGCTGGATTTTTTTTTCTTCAAGACATAATTTTTTAGGCTTATTGTCTGCCATACCTGCACAATATTTTTCTCCTTCCTTATTAGCAGCTTTAGCAGCATTAAAAGCGGTTATCATAGCTTGAAAGTGTGCGATTTTTCCATCCACTCCTGAGACAGGTCCAGCACCATAACGAGGGTTTCCATTATGATACCTGTAATATTTATCATCAGGGTCTAGGACTAGATCAATATGATTTTTGAGACAAGTTTTTTTTGCATTACCAGTTTTGTCTCCACAAATAGGAGGAGCGACGGTATTGGTGGTGGCATCTCCTCCACCATCGTCGGGGCGAATGACGACGGGAATGTCGAGTTCAGGAATGACGACGGGAATGTCGAGTTCAGGGTCGACGGGGGTAAAGGTCGTTGTGGGAGGAAGATCAAGGTCGTCCTCGTCAACATCGGGTTCGTCTTCGATAGTGGTGGAGACGGTGGTGGAACCGGTCGCGGTCCCGCTCGCATCAACTGGTGTCGTTCTTACTTTTGTTATTGTTTCAACTGCGAAATTACCAGTAAATGGATCCGGAGTTGCAGTTGTTGTTTCTTGTGTTACAAGTTGTTCATTCCCTCCCGAACCATCTGAAACTTGAACAAACGTCTGTTTCTTGGCGGTGATTACCCCATTGGAGTCTGTTTCAGTAACAGTGGATGTGGCCTGCGTCCCCGAAACTGTCTCTCCGGCAGAATTAACAACATCTACTGTTTTATCGACTACTTTAACGTTATTAGTGAAGTCGATAAATTGGAAGTTTTCTACAATAGGACAGCCAAAAAAGTCTCCTGTTGCAGAATATTTTTCTACACAACTATTTATTGAATTTTTTTTACAAGAATTCATATATATATATATGTTAGATTTTTTTATATTATTTTATTAAATCTAGGATGTAAATATAATTAAACTTGACATTCATAAAGCTTTCATATTTTGTAAAACCAGAATGGTAGTGTGATACTATTGTAAAAACATTTTTCCCTCGTTTAAATGCGACTACTCGTACTATATCAACTTTTTAAAATTTTATTTCTCAGTTTGTACATTTTTATATTCTTCCATTACCATCATTACAAATACTCCTACTAATAAATAGGAGGCATATTTTCTTAGGTCAACATTACTCTTAACCATATTGAAAACTTGAATAGCAATAAGACTAGATACTACACGTGTAGAAACTTTTAATAGTAACTTCATATTTGAGGTTCTTTCCTTTTTAAAATTTTTACCAATAATTCTTTCTAAAGTATTTCTGATTAGAGATCTAAACTCTCCTTCAACTAGAACAATTGTGTCCATATATATATATATATATTTATATAAAAAAAAATTATATTATTATATAATGGCTCACGGATGTAGATACAAAAAATCTAAAGCAAAAATGAGATGGAAGTCTCGTAAAAAGAGAATGAAAAGAAGGAAAAGAAAGCGTAAAAGACAAAAAAAATAAATTTTTAATATATGTAAAAAAATTGAAAATATTTATAACAGTATTGCCCTATAAATCAAGTCTTTTGACTATCAAGTCTTTTGACTACCAAGTCTATAAATTGTTCACTTGGAAATTATTCTGAGTATTCGCCTTTGGGCAACTAAAGTTAAATTGTAATAGCCGATAATAATGATTCAATTAACTCGACTCCCCTTCTTAGTGAGGGAATTTCTGCTGCGGTAGTAGAGGATGCTGCTGTGGTTGAGGGTGCTGCTGTTGTTGGTGGTGCTGCTGTTGTTGGTGGTGCTGCTGTTGTTGGTGGTGCTGCTGCGGTGGTTGGTGGTACTGCGAAGTATCAGGTTCTGGAGTGTTCTGTTTGTGAGTCGGAGTTCACGAGTGGGTATCTTGGTAAGCGAGCTCCTGTCTGTCCTTCTTGCTATCGACAGCAGCGTTTTGGACCAACACTGTGTAGCTCGTGTGGTGTCGAGGACTGTCAGGTCTATCCTGCCTGTTATGTACCAGCAGTCGACCCAAAGACTCCACCTCCAGGTCCTAATCCTAACTGTTGTTCGCAGTGTAGGAAGATGACAAGGGTTAATTGGACCTACAACCCCTATGCTGCGGATGTTGGGAATACGTACATCTATGACTGGTGGTGCAAGCATTGTTTCAATCAAGCATGTGACGATGTCTAAAGAATCAATAAAATATATTTTATTTAAAATTTATTTTATTGACACTTTTCTTTTAGAATGCAATTCACAAAGTGAATAGTCATAAAAAATTGGAAATGTAAAAAAAATCATATCATTATATGATTTTTTATTTTTTCTTTTTATAAATTGAATGCAATTCATAAAAAATTGAAAATATTACCATATTAAACATTATTAATGCTTACTACAATATTACACGCTCAGTGTTGTATTTGTCTTCAATTTAAAATGAAGTATATTAAGTGCAAAAAATGCAAAAACGCAGTAGTTTGTCGTGACTGTCTTCCTTCTTTGTGTGAAGGAGGGTTATGTAGCAAGTGTCCAGTATGTAGACAAACAGAATGGAAGAAAAAAGTAAAAAAGAACAAGATTATGCCAGAAAGTAAGGTTAACATTATAATTAATCCAAGATACATGGAAGAAGATAAAGTGTCTTGGTGTGATTTATGTACACCTAGAATATGTGGATTATGTTGTTTGAAAAGTGTTAGAATATGTAATCTAATATTCCTAATATATGTTGGTGGTTTATTGACAGTATTTTGTTTTGTAGGAGATGTACTAGATTTATCTCAATATTACTGGCTACCTATCATTATAGGGTTGGTAGAATTCTTGCTACTACTAGTATGTTGTTTCGGATGCTGTGGAATAAAAATGGGTTTAAAAGAAATTTTAGATTTTTCGATACAAAAGATTTAAATAATAAATATATTTAAATTTTTTTTTTATGTAAATGTATAAATATATACAATTAACAAATATTTTTATATGACTTTAGTTCCAGAAGGAGAGGTAGTCGTCGGAGGACCTCCAGGAGCAGAAGAAGAAACAGAAACACCAGCAGTTAAACCTATAACAGATTTAGGAATAATGTATCATAGAGTTGATGAAGTTTTTAATATTAATATAACCGATAGTTTTAATTTTTTGTAGAAATGCAATTTACTACCATGCTCTTTAGTGACATACAAACATATAATTGACAACCTATCAGAAATGACCTGATTTAAAAAATTTAATATTTTTGTTTAATTTATAATTAAACAAATCTATACATCTATATCATTATCAGTGAACCCTACTAATTTTCTACCAAGATCAGTAATAATAGGATTACTAACACTAGTCATTGGTAGAATCTCTTTACCAAACGTTCTTGGTTTTTTCGGAAATAATTTTGGTTTATGAGGCCAATGATTTGTCATTCGATGTTCATTAAAAGCCTTTATCTTTTTCTCTAATATTTTTGGTTTAGCTAGATTTCTAGGAGAATAACATAAATAGACAACACATCTTGTATTAGACTCATCTCTACCTTTAATAGGTTCTACACCACAATGAATAGTTCTACTATCCCATAAAACCATAGAACCAGCAGGACAAATAATTCTCTTACCCTTACAACCTTTTTCTTTATAAAATTCTAATTCATTTTCTTCCAATTTATACCAATCAGATTTATTTTCTACTTTAAACTTTTCTTTAAATTCTTGATGGTACCTATTACTCTTTTCTAGGAATGATAAGGTTGCATCTTTTTTATTTACATCGTACGCGGTTACCCAACTTTGAACACATTCAAAATCTGGTCTCATATAACTTTGGTCGGTATGTAACCATCTTTTTCTAAACCATCCTTTATTAGTAACTTCTGAAGGTAAGTGGAATGAAGCCCCATCAAAACTTACTAGTAAATCTTCTATATTACAGTCCCAAATCTTAGAAAATACATTAGCACATTTAGTGTTTTGTCTTAAATTCCAAATCATCTGAGCATGTCCTATTTCAAAATGTTGTAATAACATTGAATGTTTAGGATATAGATTAGAAAATTCTCTCCAAGTAGTATTGTCATCTCTATCGATAGGTTTATCCCACATTTGAGAAACGTGTTCCAAATAATCCCACATTCCAGTTTTCATCATATCACATTCTTCTGTTGATAAAAGTTTAGGTACAATAGCAACTCCATATTTTTTTAATTTTTTTAAGACTGTTTCAGGGGTTGCGTGATATTTATTACAACTCATTATTATTCTTATATATTAGTTCTTTCAAATTTTATTAAAATAATGTCATTTTAATAAAATTATAAAGTTTTTTGAACAACTTTCTTTTTCTTAATTACTAAAAAGTAAACAGCTAATATGATAACAATAGAACCTACTGATAATCCTATGATTAAACCCAAACTACTTGATTCTTTAACTGGTTCAGTTACAATTAATTTTTCCTCTTCAGATTCAAAAGTATCTAATCCTTCTGGCATATTAATATCTTCATTAAATTCTATACCAGCACTTGTTGACATATTACCCAATACTTCCATATTATCGCTACCACTAACATTTGCACTTGCTGTGCTGCTCATTTCAACCATATATATATAATATTAGAAAATTTAAACTTTTATTATAACAAATTCTATTTAATAAATAAATCTTTATATTATTAATGACAAAAAAAAGAAGAAATGGAGGACATCGTGTTAGAAATAGAGGACATGTAGATAGAGTAAAATGTGACATTTGTAGTTGTATGGTTGCAAAAGATAAGGCTAAAAAAAAAGAATATGTTAAAAATATAGTTAATAATAATATTATTAAAGATATTCAGGATGCTTGTGTTATTGAAAATTATATTATTCCAAAAACATACCATCAATTAAATTTTTGTATCTCGTGTAAGGTTCATAATAAAATACATTAAATATTTATAAATATATATATATATATATATATATATATATATTATGAATTTATTATTACTTGTTAGTGATTATGGAGATTTTAGCACAATGATGTTTAAAACATTAGCTATTTATCTTGAAAAGAATATTATCAATCTAATGATAACTAACAAAAAATTATATTACATTGATAGAAAAATAATTAATCTACCTCAAAATTGGAATAATATGGTAAATCGATTATTACCATTAATGGAATTTTCATGGTGTTGGAGAAATATAATAGATAGTTCGAAAGTTACATCTATCATGTTAGATTCGAAATCTAAAATATCATGGCTTAGAAACATTTCAAATATACTTCCAACTTTAAATAGTCTTACAATTAATAGTAATATAAAAGTTAATTTTAGGAATTCGTATTATTCAAATATGAATAACATACTATTTTTAAATCTAATTAATGTCAGTGAGTTATTTGCAATTTATATTATTAAATCTTTGAAATATGTTAATACTATCACAATAGAAAATTGTAATTTAAATAAATGGACCTATAGAGAACGTTCCTATTCCTGGCCGGACGAAATTAGTTTTGTTAATTCTATTAGCGAATTAAATTTGACATCACTTCAATTAATTAATTGTAATATTACTGATAATTTCTTAGAAAAACTAATTAAAAATCAACAACTGTTGAATCATATCAACTTAAGTAATAATAATATTACTAAAGAAGGATTAGATATATTATTAAGTAAATGTAGGAATTTAGAAAATATTACTATTACAGATAATAATATAAATAATTATTTTATGAATAGCTTTAAAACATTTTATCCTCAGATTAACTTTAGATACTAACATGCTGAATTGAAGTAAAGTCAATTTCTAAATATTTATATAGTTTTTATTTTTCTAAACTGTTACTTTTTGGTTTTTTTTCTATTACCCCATTTATTATATTTTTTTTTTTATATTTTTGATTCTTAAAATCTTTCAAAATATCTTCATCTATTTCTGTACTTAAATTTAAAAGGTCTTTTCTAACTCTTTCAAATTCAGCCTTTTCATCTTTTAATTCTTTTGCTCTTTGTGTTAACAAAATTTTAAATTGTTCTAACTTAATTTTTCTTTCATCTAATTCTTTTTCTTTAACCAATAACAATTTCTCTTTTTTTGTTAACTCTTCAGATAATTCTATTTTTTCTTTATCTGCTATCTTAATTTCTTCTAAAAATTGTTTACTTTTACTATTTTCTCTCTTAATGATATCTTGTTTATCTGATATTTTTTTTTTTAATTTTGTATTCCTAATTATTAAATTTTTCAAATTAGTTTTCATAGATAACTCTTTTTCTTTAATAATTAAATCATTTTCTCTTTCTTGATATTCTTTAATCTTTTCTCTTAGAATATTATTTTCTAACTTAATTTTTTTTGCATATGGTGTAAGTGTTTTTCCATTCCAAAATGTTGCAAACATCTTAACTATAGTATTTATTAAGATTTCAACTTCACGAATATTTTTTGAATGATTTATTTTTAAACATGATTCTTTAATATTTTCTAAATCAGTTTTAATTTTATCTAATATGTTTTTATTACTTTGTAAAGTTTGAGTTAGATTATTTACTAATTCATTTCTTTTAGGAGATGTTTGCGGAAGATCATTAATTTGTTCTTCTAACTCTTTTATTCTTTTATCTTGATCTGTTTTTGTTCTATTAATACGTAATTCTAGATTACTTTCACCTTTTAAGATGCCATATCCATTATTAAATACTTGACTGTCATAAAATCTTTTAAAATATTGATAAACATTAAATGGATGGAATATCATTTGTAATACGATATCATATAACTCTGGATATTTTTTTTGATATTGGTTATACAAATTATTAGTAATGTTATTCTTAATAGTATCAATATTAATTTTAGGATCATTAGATTTAATTCTATACAAAGCAGAATTATAATTTTGACAAATCTTCTGAAATTCATCATTTGATTCATCAAATTTATTTAAAAATACATGTTTATCTTTCCTAAAATTATATAAATTTGGTAAACATAAACAGTTTAATAGATCTATTTGAAGATCGTTTAAAAGTTGATCGTGTCTTTCAACATATCTGTGAAAACTATAATTATCTTTTTTGATAAATCTGTAAATGTTTAATTTATTAGTAACCACAAGAGCATATTCCACCGTTAATGATGGTCTACCTCCACGATGATTATTATTTATATCTTTATGATAAATATATACACAATATTCATCGGTATCTATAAAACTTTTTATTCCTAATACATGTTCTCCATACATTGAACTGTATTTTTGTAAGAAACATTTCTTATAATCAATGGTAAATATTTCATTATCTTGATGAATCTTTTTTATAAAATCATTTTTAATTGAAAGCCTAATATTTTGAGATAAAGTTTTAGTTAATTCTGTCATTTTATCTTTAATTGATTGATCTATTTGATTGTTAATAACATCAAAAGTATCAGAAAAATCTAGTTTATTTAAATGTAAACTCATTTATTATTAATTATTTTTTACTTTCAACTTTTTATAGTACATATAATACTTTAGTTATAATAAATAATGAAGTTAACTTTATATACTAACATGCTGAATTGAAGTAAAGTCATTTCTTATTTGATCTTTAATATCATTAACTTGTAAATTCAATGACTGTTTTTTATGAATCCGTTGATTCCTATTCATTATATTCCACTCTTTATTTTTCTTAATTGTATAATGAGTATGTAGGAAATATAATTTATGATTATATTTTAATTTAAAATAAGCCTGTCCACACAATATTAAAAATAAAGACATACTTTTAGTAAAAAATAAAGATACATTATTTAGATAAAATATTTCTGTTTTGCCTCTGTAAGGAATAGTAGTATTATAATTTATCATAGTAGTATTCGATTCATCTGATAATTCAATAATATTTCTCGGATAGATATTTTTAAAATATCCTAATCTTAGACAATAAATAATAAACAGTTTCCATATGATGGATAAAAATATTTGTAATAAAGGAATTAATTTTATTTTTAACTTAAAATAAACTGCATCCGAATTTATTATATTGATTTGATTAAATAACATTGCTGGGAAAATAATTACTGTTCTAAAATCCCATCCACAAATATCACAAAAAGCTATTGTTTCTAACAATGATGAATATAAATGATACCAAGGTTTAAAACTCCTACACCAGATTCTTTTTAGAATAGTTATATTTGAATCTAATAATAATATTATTGGAATAGCGATCCAAAATAATGCTCCTAGATATGATAAACTTTTATAAGAATAATCAAATAGAATATATAGAATACAAAAGATACCTATCAGGTTAAAAAATAAGATTGAATAAATTAATTTACTTGATGTAATTTTAGAAATGAGTTTAGACATACTATTACAACAAATGTAATTTGAGATAGTATAAGTTGAATCAATATTCATACATTTTCCTCTATCTACTGTAATACCATTAATAGTTTCAGTATATGAAGCCATGGCAGTGTATTTATTTGATGGTAATTCGGTATCATTCCAAAAATTAACATTTTTTAGTTTACCTAGCGATTCTTGCCATCTTTGTTTATTGTTTTTCTCCATAATATATTATATTAAATCATAACTTAAATATATTTAACATAATATCAGTTTAATAATTATAATAATACCAGTCATCATCACAAACTTTAACCCATTTACAGTTAGTTCTTAAATTAGGATACACTGTAGGGTAATAGGACAGGTATCTATTTCTGTAATTATTAAAAAAACGTCTACGATTTCTGTTATATTTGTTATTGAATCTCCTTCTCCACCTCTTTTTCCTATTTCTTTTATTTGAAAATTTTTCTTTTATTCCAACGAATAATACTATTAAGATTAATAATATTATTAAACCTTTTTTCATATAATACAGATGAGATTATAATAGTTTTAATATTATAAATACTATTAATCTAATTCAACCCATTGACCGTATCCACTATCATTTCCTTCTAAATCTACCCAAGACTCATCTTTATTTTTAAGTTCTTGTTTCTTATTAAAATCTTTAGGAAAAATTTTACCCATCCAATAAAACATTATTTCTAATTGAAAACATTCAAGAAAACTTAACAGCGTGTTTATGTATTCCATAACTATACATATTATCAGAAATTTCAATTTTTTATTGTTTACGTTTTTATTAGTTTCAATTTTCTAAGTATTTATAATATGTTAAAATATATTTTTTTTATATTAATAGTGATTTTAATAGTAGATACAATTTACAGTCCTATTAATAGATATTTTTTATCTAGAAAAAATTATCAATTTTCTAGAGATTTAGCAGATAGAAAAGGTAAAAAATTAATAGTAGTAGGAGACCCATGTGTCGGCAATGGTATTTTTATGAAAACCTTACAAAAATACTATCCAAACTGTAAACACGGTGATATAACAATTGATCTAAATGGTTGTAGTAAATGTATGAAAATGAATATAAATAATTTAGAGAGCTTTAAAAAATTTAAAGATAGTAAGTACGTGGTTTTTGAAACAGGAACTTTTGGATTTACAAATAACATGAGAGCTTTATTAAAGGAAATTAAAAGAATATCTGGAGGAGATTTTATTTCAGCTGGTGGTACTAATTCTTTATTTTGGAAATATATAGGTCATAAGCTTTACTCTATGAAATATCAAGGAAATTTAAATTATATGATATATCCTTTTAATGGTATATTTAATAAAAAATATTTAGTATATAATCTTAAGAGTAATCAGATGGAAAAAATAGATTTTTAAATAAAAATTGAAAATAACAATAATTTTTAATTTTAATGTCTCAATCCAAACAAAAAACCTTAGAAAAATCTTCTTGGCCTCCTACTATGGAACAAATTAAAACAATTGCATCATCAGCTTTAAATCAATCACAAGAAAAAGATGTTAAAGTATTGGTATATTGGGATAATGCAGAATTAATGATATATAATCCGATACATTTTGCTGATACTGATTATATTCAAAAAGCTTTTAAAACAGGTGATAGAAGTGTATTAGTTATTGTAGGTAAGGAAGATTAAAATGTCGTTTATTACATATGAAACTATTACCTGTAGAAATTGTTCAAATAATATCTTGTTATCTTGAACCTTCTGAAAGAAAAATATTATTAAATGTTTCTAAAGATTTCTATAAAATTATTATTTTAGATATTTATAAAAGAAATGAACTTATTATTGATATCTATCAATCTTCTAATTTTTTTACTAATGATTATAACACTATAAAAATTTTCATTAATAGTATCCAAAGTTTTAATAATCATAAGATTATTGAAATAATGGATAGATTATTTTCAAACACTATATTAAAAAGTTTTCATTTATCTGGAATAATCATGTGGCTTAAACTATTCAAAAGAGAACTTGTTAATAAATCCTATCTTCAGGAAAAAATAAATGATAAAACTATTATTATTTGGTTAGTAACAGAATACAATCGATTTATTTCTAAAATTACAGATTCTAGAGATAAATTGGTCAGAATGAAAAAGGAACGATTAAATAATATATTAACTATGTTCTTGTAATTTGATTTTTTAAATGGTATCTAAATTGCATACAATTTAAATATACTTTTTAACCGTCATAAATTCAAAGTTATAATATTTAGGATTATTTTTATTACAATAGGGTATATAACCAGTTTTAACACAAAACATATCATTAAAAGTATTATGATAATCTGGTTCAATAGATATAATGTAAGTGGGTTGCTTTCCAAGTATAAGATGTAAACAATTTCTTTTAAAATATCTTTTAACTTCATTTTCTAACAGATATTCTTTTATTATATTCCATATATCATCTGGGAAATACATATATATATATATACTCATCTTTTTATCAAAATAATAATGTTATAAAAATTATATATATATATATATTATATCAAATATTATAGATGAATCGTATTCTTAAAATAGTAGATACGCAAATAAAAAATTCTACAAGATTGTGTAATTTAGACAAAAATGTAACTAAAATTCTTGCCAAACCTCAAAATCAAATTATGGTTAACTTTCCAGTTAAGATGTCTGATAATTCTACTCAAGTTTTTACAGGCTACAGGGTTCAGCATAATAATATATTAGGTCCTTATAAAGGGGGCTTAAGATTTCATCCTCATGTTTCACTTGATGAAGCTACCGCATTAGCTACTTGGATGACATTTAAATGTTCCCTACAAGGTATACCTTATGGTGGTGGAAAAGGTGGATTAGAAATAGATCCTGCAGATTATAACTTGCAAGATTTAGAAAATATTAGCCGAGGTTTTGCTAGAAAAATAGGTCCTTTTATTGGTAGTAAGGTTGATATACCTGCTCCTGATGTTAACACTAATCCTATGATTATGGATTGGATGGTTGATGAGTATAATAAATCTAGAGGTAAACATCATAGTTTAGGAGTATTTACTGGTAAATCATTAGATAATTTTGGTAGTGAGGGTAGAACTGAAGCAACTGGGAGAGGTGTTGCACTGAGTGTATTAGAATGGAGTAAATACCATAAAGTACCCTTGGAAAATAAATCTTTTACCATTCAAGGTTTCGGTAATGTTGGATACTTTACCGCTAAAACTTTACAAAGTTATGGAATGAAAATGCTTGCAATGGGAGATCATACCGGATATTATCATAATAATAACGGTTATGATATTAGCCAAGTTTTGGAATATGTTGATAATAAAAAATCATTAGAAAAGATAGATGCAACTATTAGTAAAGAAGACTTTTTTAAAATTAAAACTGATGTGGTGGTGCCAGCAGCACTAGAACTTCAAATCGGTGAGAAAGAAGCGATGGATTTAGATTGTAGTCTTGTTGTTGAAGGAGCGAATGGACCTGTTGATGATATTGCGGATATTATCTTAAAACAAAGAGAAATTCCAGTGATGCCAGATATTATGGCTAATTCGGGTGGTGTTCTGGTAAGTTATTTTGAATGGCTTCAAAATCAAAACTTTGAATATTTACCAGAAGATATTATTTATGGTAAATTAGAAGATAAGATGAATGAAGTTTATACCAAGGTACAAGATGCTGTTAACCAATATAATTGTACCTATAGAGAGGCTGCTTATATTGTTGCTATGAAAAGAATCGAAAAAGCTTATAATGCTAGAGGGTATTGATAGATTAATAATTTTATGTTAAATTATTAATTTATCTTTTTTCATATCAATCACTATTAATATAAAAATTGATAAGAATAAGAATTAATAATATACATATGAAAGGTTATAATAATATTGTAACTACTGATAATAAGTATTACCTTAATGATGTTGATAAGATAGGAATGGTTGAATACTATCCAAACTTTTTGAAAACAAAAAAGGCTGATAGTTTATATCAATACATTAAAGATAATATACCATGGGAACACGGTATTTATAAAATGTTTGGAAAAGATATTAAAACACCACGGTTATTGTGGGCGATGAGAAATAAAAATAGTGATATCAAAGATAGTTATACAGTCACCGAATCTTCAGAGTGGACTGATAGTATAAAAAAAATTAAAAAGAAAGTAGAGAAGAAAATAGGTAAAAAAATTAAATATGCTCAACTTAATTTTTATAGAGATGGAAATGATTATATTGGGTGGCATACAGATTCTGAAATTAAAGAGGGACATATGATAGCTTCTCTCTCCTTAGGACAACCACGATTATTTCAATTCAAAGGTATTAAAACTACTGATATGCATCAAATGTTTTTAGAAAATGGATCTCTAGTTATTTTTGATATTGATGCAGGTAAAAAATTATGGAAACATCGGTTACCTAAACAACCTAAACTAACAGAAGGTAGAATTAATTTAACATTTAGATTAGAATAAATTAAAAGCCACAATATCTATTAATACAATTAATACTTGTACTAGGTTTCTTATCAAAATTACATTTATCTATACCATTAGGACAATTAACATACCTATATTTCATACCCCAATCACATTTCTTACTACAATCATTCCAATCAGTTGTCTTCCATTCACATCATTTAAGGTTACAGGAATGTTTAGATTCTTTTTCTTATATTTACCATCTCGAATAACTTGACCCATACTGCACTTCAGTTCTTTAATTTCTGGAACAATAAAATTTCTTCTATTTTCGGATAATTTAGGTTTTTTAAATAAAAATAAATACCTAGATTTACCCCAATAAATAATACAACTAGTAGTATTATCAGAATAATTTTTTTTTTATTTATTTACCGCCATTTACATGTATATTTACATCCTAAAAATCCACACCCACTCTCACTCCTCCTATATCCTGTACCACAATCATATTGATGACAAGCATAACAACCCGAAGTTTTAGTACAAGCTCTCTTTCTACAACTAGTACTACTACTTGGTTTCTTTCTAGAATCACAATAATTTTTATCAGTACCACGACATGAAACATTTCTTATTTGAGTACCCCAATCACAATCTTTACTACAACCACCCCAACCTCCAGACTTCCAACCACACCATTTAAGACCACAACTATGACTGGATGTTTTTTTATATTTACCAACTATACTTCCATCTAATTGTCCTACACCATCACTTTTCCAACCAGATCTTGAATTCATATTTATAATATTATTGCATTTTACTTTATTATCTGGACCATATAATCCGTCACGACAAGTTTGAGTCTTAGTATAGTTTGTAGAAGGATTACCACAGCTAGGACAAGATGAATTACTAGTGCTTCTAGATGGGTTTATTTGATTTTTAGTTTCACAATATTTATTATTTTTAAATTCAGCTGATGTTAAAGAACTTTTAACATTCTTCCATTTTTTATAACTATCTACACACATTTCTTTACAATTACCATTGTTACAACTTCTACTAGCAGATGGTTGAAGGTTAGAATTACAACTTCCAGGTCCCTTACATGTTACTGTTCTACTTTTCAATCCATCGCCACAATATTTGTCACAATTTCCCCAACCACTAGTTTCCCAATCACACCAGTCAATATTACAATCTTGGGTAATATTTCTAGAATATTGTTTTACAAAATTATCGCTAGTATCGACTTTGGCAAGTCCTTTAAATTTCCAATCACTAATTGTGCCGATATCATTTCTAGCCATGCAATTAGTTGCTTCTGGTCTACCATATAGACCGTCGGTACAAATATCTTGAGTTATTCTTTTACTATCTGGATTTCCACAACTAGTACAATCTTTTAAAGTTGTTTTATTTATTTCTAAACTGGAACCTATAGTTGCTTTCTTATCACAATGTTTGTTTGAATTAAATTCTGCATTTGTTAGTACATTTTTACTACTAACATATTTACCAAATTCTATATCTTCACATAATTTTTTACAATTGTAACTATTACATGCTTCTCTTACATAAGCTGTCTTACTTCCTGGGTAGTCTAAAGTAGCTTCTGCAGGTTTACCCTTATCCTTACCACCAAATTTAGGTTCAACATATTTCCATATTTTAGTTTTTCTTAAACCGGAACCACATCTTATGATATCGCCTGGATTACCATCGGAAGTACAAGGTCCATTGTTACTATTTAAAATTAATTTCCAGTAACCATCTACTGGAATTTCACATTTTTTAGAAAGTGGCCAATAAACAGTGTTTTTTTCCTTATTATTTTTACACCACGTATCTAATAATAATGGTGTCTTTCTAATACATTTGTATGGTGTGGTAGTATTATCTAAATGCATATAAACATTTTCGTTAACTATACTATTAGTATCACTGTAAGTTGATGTATTACACTCAACTTGAGAAAGATTAGCTATTTTTAAGACTTTTCTAGTTTTATCACTCAATAATTTTTTATTATCAGATACTACCATATTAACAAAACCATTAGATAATTTTAATTCGCCGTTATGTTCTACTATAATATCTACAATATAATCCTTACCAGGAATAATATTATCAATAATGATACTATTTATATTAGATACTGTTAATGGTAAATTATTACCATCCGATTTATTTTTAATCAGTGCAGAATATTGAGTTGATTTAGTACTATATATACCAGGATATTTTTTGTATCTATTTATATTAGGATCAATCATTTTATCCCACCCTAAGGTAACCTTTTTAAAGTTCATATTAGTTGATAGATTTACTTTAAATTTTAAATTACTTACATTACTACAAGTATATAATGGACTTAAAGTAGGTGTTTTTAAAATTACCTCTTTTTTAATTTTAGACCAAGAATTTATTTTATTATTCATAGCACAAATACTATATTGATAAGTTGTTTGAGGTTCTATATTATAATCAATGATAGTATGTTGTTTAGTTTTAGAATTAAATGATACTTGAATCCTACCTTTATTGGTTTTGTTAAATTCAGCTATATTGTTTAATGATAGAATAGTTTCTGATAATTTAACATCTTTAGATTCAATCATATTAATATCTTTATCATTTGGTAGTAATTTTTTTGTAATTTTATATTTTACAATACTAGCTAAAGACAATCCTTTAACTGCACCACCTTCTTTTCCTACTGGGTATGGGTTAACTATAAATGAAACTAAATCTAAACTTTCAGTTAATTTTTTTAATTCAGGTGCTACTAAAGGAAGTGTATATTTAGTAGTTACAGTAATAGATGACTTATCAGACATTCCAACTGGTCTACCATCAAGAATACTATCTGATTTATATCTCCAAATTTTATCATTAATAGATACACCAATTACATCATATGTGTATCTGGTCCCTGGTTGTAGGTTATTATGTTCAACAATATACTTATCTTCTTTTAAAATTTTAACTCCTAATAATCCTTTATTTTCAATATCTTCTAATCTTCCTGATTCTCCTGTAATCATATTTTTCCAAATAATATAATAATGAGATAACATTGGTATTCCCATATCAGTTGGAGGTACTACAGTAAGTTTAAGTTTTGTACTATTTTTAGAAAATATTTTTATATTAGGTTTACCTGGAGCTTTAAGATCTTTGACTAATGGCGCACAAATTCTAATTTTTTTTCCATCTTTAGAATCTTTCTCCAAATAATAATTAGGATAAGGTTCTTGTATTTTTGGTAATTTTTCACAAAATAATTGACGTTGCTCAGGAGGCATTGAAACACAACTATTAGTTTTATAATTTATAACTTGAGGATATCCCCTAAATTTAGTTTCAGCATTACTATCATCAAAACCAGCACTACATTGTTCTTTAGTAATTAGTTTACTTTTAGTAAGACCATTATCTTTTAATGCTTTACCTTCACCTGCTGAATTAACAGCAGTTATCATGTAATGATAAATAGTTTCAGGTTTTAAAACATTTTGAAATTTATCTTTTGGAAATTTTTTATTATCACCATCAACCCATTTAAATGAAGTTTGTTTAGCATCTGTTACTTTTATTTTTTTAATAATTTCATATTTTTCATTAATTTTCCTGTAAATATTGTATTGACTTGGGGCAGCTTCTAATCCACGACCAGTATTATTCAAGGAAGGTCTTTCCCATGATAACAATAATCTATATGGATGGTCTAATCTATAGTCTTCTATTTTAGTTATTTCCTTATCAACTTCTTGATTAATATCTAGCGGAGTAACTAATTTTTTAGAAGTAGGTGCTTCTAAGGTAATAATTTTTGGAACACATTTTCCATTAACTATTTCAACCTGACGATTATTCTCTTTAAATTTAGGATAAAATTTATTAATACAATAATCTATTTTTTCTTCTTGGGTCATTTCTCTACAATTACATTGATCTTCACCAGGTATTTTAAAATAAGGCCATGATTTAGCAGATGGATCTTTATTCTTAGCTATTACATTACTATCAATACTTCCTTTAGGACCGTAATTCATCTGACATTTAATTTTTGAATATTTTAATTTGTCACAAACAGTTTTAAAATGTAACGAATCACTGTAAGGAGATTCATATTTATCAATATTAGTTAAAAATTTAACCTTAATATCATACTCTGTTTTTTCTTTTAAACCAGATATCTTAAAAATAACTAAGTTTTCTTTGTCATTAAAAGATATTATTTCACCAGTATTTTCTTTCTCTGCTAACATATATTTCACTGAAACTAACGACACATCAAAATCGTCTACGTTTAATTTTAAGGTAACACTATAGGGTAGGATTTCTTTAATAGTAACAATTGGTTTTTTTAGTAAATTCAAACAATCTGTTCCATTCCAAAACATATTATTTTGTTTACATACTTTTTCTTTTTCCATTTTGTTCATATCTCTACATGAAGTAAATTTAGTAATTTGATTAGGTACTTGATGAAATAATTTATTAACTTTATCACTAGAGTCAATACAATCCATGTTAGATAATACTTTTCTACATTTATTCTCATAGTATATCATTTTATCACCTTTAGTCTTACAATACTTTCCTTTCTCTTCTTGATTCATAGGTAAGCAACTCGTATTTTCAGTAGCAGTATTTGGTGTAGAAAATTCATCACAATCTTCTTTGTTAAGTTTTTTTAAACAAGAACCATTACGCATAACCTGATCATCTTTACATTTTTCTACAACAGGTTCTTCAACAACAGGTTTTTGTATAGGTTCTTCAACAACAGATTTTTGTATAGGTTCTTCAACAGTAGGTTTTGTTTTAGGTATAACAGTAACGCCTAAAATATTAATATCAGAATCATGTTCTTCTTCAGCTATAATTTCATCTGAAATAGGTTGTTCTTCTTCTATTATAGCTTCATCCACAATAATTTTATCCTTTTTATTAATATAAAAATAAATCCCAAGATTAACTGCAATTAAAAAAACAATTAAACTTAAAATTAAAATTTTTTTATTCATATATTAAAATTTATAAAAAAAAATTTATATATATTATTATATATTATGATAGAACAAAAATATATTAATCTAATTATATTTTCTTTATTTTTCTTTATTTTAATTAAATTAAATACAAGAGAAGATATGTCTCAAATGGCTTATTTTAAAGACATGATTGAAAAAAATTATAGAATTGATGTAGATGCTATAAGAAACCTATCAAAATTAGCTAATGAACTTACAGTAAAAAATAAACTAATTATACCTGGAGGTCTCTATGTAAAAGGAGGATTACAAGTAGATGGAACTATTGGTATAGCAACAACACCGCAAGATAATATAGGAATAAATATTAAAGGAGATGATTTAGATAGTTGTATTAAAACAGAAGGTGCTTTAGGATTAGAAAGTACTCACGGTGTTAAATTAAATGGAGAAGCAATTATGAATGGCGGTATAAGAGGAAATAAAGTTAGAAATGTGTCAACTTTAAATATTAATTCAAATTTGAAACTAAATGGTACTATGGGGATAATGACCTCAACCCATCCAAGAGTTGGTATTAAAGTTAAAAATGGCTTAACACAAATAGGTTATGCATAGTTTTTTAAAAAATTGATAAACTATTAATTTTTTAAGATAATTTGTTATGTCGAAAATAATATTAAAATGTATCTTGGAAAAGAAAAAACTAAGAATAAAATTTTATAGATTTATTAATGAAGAAGGTAGTATTTTTACCAATGCGTATAATAATAATTATAATTGTCAATTCCCTAAAGATATAAGAATTGAAGGAAGGTTTTTTGAAATTGGAGAAAATGATCTTACTACTGTAATAAATAGAGGAAAACCATTTTATCGAGTAAATAAAAAAAATATTAAAATTTTAGAAAATTATCTTGATCCTGATTTTAATATTGATAACATTAAAGTTTATACAGTAGATGAATGTGTTGTTTGTTATTGTGAGAAACCAAATGTTATCCTGTTACCATGTGGACATCAATGTACCTGTTTAGAATGTTTTGAATTAATCAGTAAAGATAAAAATAAATGCCCGCTTTGTAGAAAAAATATATTAAATAAGTATAAAAATTTAGATATTTAAAATTTTCTTTTATATTATAATGTTTATTAGATCTATAAGAAGGTTTTGTTGTTGTTCAAGTAATAACTTTGTATCTAGTAACAAAAAATTATCCAAATATAATCTTTCAGATTATTTTATTAAAGGATCGTTTGGAAAACTTTATTTGCAAAATGAAGAAAAGCCTATTGTTATAAAAAAAATTAAAAAATGTTTTTTCTTTGAGAAAGAATATATTATTGGTAAAAAAAATACTTTCTCTAATATAATTAAATATAATGATATTATACGTGACAAATCTCATGTTTATTTATTTATGGATTATTATATTAACGGTGATATGTTAGATTATATGGAGGAAAGTGGAAAATTAAGTATAAGTGATACCAAAAAATATACTAAACAAATGTTAAATTGTGTTAATAATCTTAATAGTATGGGTTATATTCACCTTGATATAAAACTAGATAATTTTTTTTTAGATAATGAAATGAACTTAGTTTTAGGAGATTTAGGATGTTGTCACAATATTTTAAGTAGAGATGATAAATTAAAAATGCTAAATATAATTGTAGGAACTAAATCATATAGTCCTTATGAAATTTTTAATGAAGATTATGGTAATAAAAGTGATGTTTGGAGTATTGGAATATGTGTTTATGCAATGTTAACAGGTAAAATGTTAGATGTTAATCTTGATAACATATTTAGTTTAAAAAAAATAATTTTAGAAGAATACTCGGATGAAACAAATGATTTTTTAAATAAATTATTGTGCCCCATTTACAGTAAAAGGATTACTATTAGTGATGCTTTATCTCACCCATTTCTCTGCTCTTCTTAAAAATCTATTCCTGTCAATTTTTCTAATAATATTTTCTTTAGAATTATTGTCTTCATTATATTCTAATCTCCAAGATACAATTTTATTTGGATTACCACCCATGTAACTAATAGTAGGGGAACAACTTAAAGATGTAGCTCTAGTTCTTTTTAACTTGGTGAATATTATTTTAGAACTCATATTAAAAATTGTTTTTTTACATAAATTAATCAATTTTTTCTGATGTATTTTAATGGAAATAAATTTTAATTTTATTCAAACTAAACCTAGGAAAATATTAATTTATGACTATAAAAAAAATGTGTTAAATAAATTTAAATTTACTAATAAAATAAATTATAAATTTGAAGAAGGAAATTTTAGAATTTATTCTTGGCCATACTGTAAATTTGAAGTTAATATAAAATATAATGATAAAGATATACCATTTAAAAAAAATTATAATTTTTTTTTTAATTTTAAGAATAATGAATTTATACCTATTTCTAATAACATAAAACTTCAACAAAAGGTTGCAACTGGAGACATGTCAGAAAAAATTAGAATTAGAAATAATTTTTATTGGTATAATTTACATTATTTTTTTAAAAATTATTATCCTAAAAATCCATCAGATAAAGATAAAAATCAAGTAAGAAAGTTATTCACTCATATGAAAGGACGAGGTATTTTATGTTCAAAATGTAGAAGACATTTTACAAATTATGTTAAAAAAAATCCATATGAAAAAATATTGAATAGCGGTGAAGAATTATTTAAGTATACTATAAATTTACATAATGATGTTAACGCTAGAAATTTTAAAAAAAACTTTACTCTTAAAGAAGCTAATGAAATGTATCAGAAATCAATCCGTTTTAATGTATATCTCAAGTTGGTATGTAAACCAGCTTATATGTTTTTTCAAGAAAATAGATTACATTTATTCCCTGATATTATAAATAATTATAAAACAATAGTCTCATTGTGACTTTACAAACTTTAAAAAATCTTAATTTAAATAAATTAATATTTTTTATTATATACTGGTCAGAATCTAGTATTCGTCATTCCAGTAATCCTCGTCCTTATCAAACTCATCTGGACCATCCAGGTACATATGAGCATCGTCAATCTTTTCCATTATCGAAGAACCATAACTTCCATCTACCATGTCTCTGTTATCCACGTAGAACGCTGCATCCTCATACGAAAGCTCATAGTCACACATTGTCTCATCAATCTCCTGCTCTCGACGCTTGGCAGAAATATCACGTGCTATCTTGGCTCCCCTAACATTTTGTTTGACCCTATCTCTTTCCATGAATGCAGTGTACACCATTGTATATGGAACTACTTTTTCATCTTTAGCCTTCACCTCAACTGGTTCCGGCTTGGAACAGAGAAACTCTCTCAAATCTGGAACATCTGGACACACACTAATGAACTTACCAGTGTCATCTGCTTCAATCCGATTTCTGTGACGCTCACGCATCTCAGCAACAGTTTGGCCATATCCTGTTGGGAAAGACTCGATACGCTCTTCGTGAGAACGACACGATATAAACTTCAACTGTTGCTTAAGAATCAGTGTAGGTGACTTCTTCCTGTGAGATACCTTGAAAACACTTCCTTGACGTTTGTGCTTTGAAACTTTCTCTACAACTCGCTCTGTCTTAGACAGTTCATTCTCTTTTACAACTTGAAGAAGTTCCTTCGTATAATCAAGAGGAATAGCCACTGCTCTTTTATGCATCAAGAACACTTTTCTCGTACGAAGCATCCTAATGAAACCAAGAATCTTCTCTTTTGCTCGTACCTTGCGGAGCTCATCAGAGTTGGTCCACTTTCCTAGACAAAATGGCATCACCATCTTTCCAAAGTAGGACTGTTCCAATCTGAAAGACTGATGTGTTGTCAAGGACAGCTGAGCAATCAGTGCAGTAAGGAATTGTTTCTTGTCTGTAGTAGACCTGAGATAATCCTGACCACACTGAGCGCTTGTAATCCCAACAAACTTCAACGCAGAGAAGCACCTGTTGTAGGTGACATTCAATCCTTCCTCATTGATAAAATCAGATGAACAGCGAAGTGTGCGAAGTACATTCTCCAGTGCATCACGAAGAATAGGTTGTACCGCCACACGAGTCTCTTGGTTCAACCTGGAGATAACAGCAAGTGCAAACTCACCAACTGTTCCCATCTGAATCCTAAGTGCTATAGGATGGTCGCAATGAATGGAAACCGACGAGGTCATCAATTGACGAATAACCTGAATAGACGAAGTTCCATGCTTAGAACTACACATACTGACGATGTTCTTAAAAGCAATAGGGACCTCATACACCTTATCACCACTAGTTACTTTCACATCTACAGTCTTGCAAGTTCTGTAAAACATAGCGAGCAAGTCATTCTTCTCTACCCATCGGAACATAGTGCTGACAAAGTCAACATTGTCCATCAAAGGAAGGAGCTGAGAACATGTAATAGGCTTCCGGTTAACCTGCTTCCTCTGTCTGATAGAAAGAGAACCCATTCCCTTCTTTCCCTTGACATACTCTTGAATATTAAGCTCAAAACGAACGAACTCCTTTGCTGTCAGATTCTTAACATCGTCATCTGTAACATCCTTGTTGATGACTTTCACAAAGAAATCAACCATGTTTTTATGACAAGTCATCGGAATCTGAATGATACCTTGGTTCAAACAAAGCTTGCTAGAACCAAGAATACCCCTGAAAGTGTTCAGAAGATGACTCAGTTCTCTCTCAAATACAGATGGCTTTGCTTCAATCTTACAAACACTTTTTGTGACGGATGAGTTCAGCTTATCGAGCTGTGACACATTCTTGTAACGTGATGCTTCAAGAATCTCCTTAACATCCTCACGGTTCATGAACTCGTTGGACATGATTTGATGCAACTGCATCTTACCATTCTTAGCCTTAACCAGTTTTCCCCAGAAGATTTCCCCAACACGCAATGCATTGTTGTCACCACTGATTCTGTTGTCAGGTGTTGTTTTGAACCAAACATCACGCTCTTCTCCGCATACCAAGGCGAATCCAAACCCATTCATCATCTTTTTCACTCTCGCTGAAACGTATCCATGAACAGGACTTGACATAGTAGGTGCCGAAAGAGGTTGGTGTTTGCGTCCAGACGTAGGACGGCTTTGGTTGCGTCCAAACGAAGAACGGCTTTGGTTGCGTCCAGACGTAGGACGGCTTTGGTTGTTGCGTCCAGACGTAGGACGGCTTTGGTTGTTGCGTCCAGACGTAGGACGGCTTTGGTTGTTGCGTCCAGACGTAGGACGGCTTGCTCCTCTTGCTGCTCCAGCAAAAGAAAGGGGCGAATTAATTGATTTATTAGCGGCGGCTTGAACAATAGTTTCAGTTGTGCCCGAAGGCGAAGAACGGGATTTACCCGCAAAAGTACACGATTCATTCTTAAACGACATCTTAAAAGATTATTTATTTTTATAAAGCATAGATGTATTTATTTTTTCAATTTTTTTCAACTTTTAAAAGTTAATATAAATTTCTTATACTTTTTTTAAAATTGAATAATAGTATAATTTTTTATATATTAATGGACTTTTCTTAAATCAAGGATTTTGAAGGTATAGGAAAATGTTGTCTAACATTTTTTATTCCACCTAGAATTGACTTGAGGAAAAATCTATTAAAAGTAGAAAAGAAAATCAATAGTCTTAAACATGAAAATAAAAGGAAGCAATTACGACTTGTTATGAAAACTATTAATAATAATTTAAATAATATAAGTAGTTTTGAAACAACAGGAACTATAATATGTACAGGATTAAATAATATGATGGAAGTTAAATATTATCAAATCGTTCCAAAGAAACTTATAGAGGATTTTGAATATTTCTTTTATGTTTAATTTTTCCTATACAACCATAAAAGAACAGAAAAATATTATCAGTAGATTACCTAATCTTATAGATAGTAATAAAATAATTTATATTAAAGAACTTTATAATATGAATGATTTTAAAAATATAAAAACTATCTATTATTTTTTAGAGGAAATAATACCAAATAACATTTTAAATATAAAAAACCTATACTTATGTTCAAAATAGATAGTAATATCAGACAAGTTATAAAAGAATATGGGTTAGTTATAGGTATTTTATTTTATTAAACATATATATGTCGGTGAATGTTTTTGATATAGAAGATATTAGAAAGGAAATATTCAGTTATCTACCAAAAAAATTTATCGATTCGCAAAGCGAATATATAACAAAATATTCAAAGGAATATTTTGGAGTAATATATTAATTTGAATTATCTTTATAATTCAAATTAAAATGTTTATCATGTCGTCACAAAATGAACGGTATTTCTAAAATAAAATATAAAAAATATCGTGATTATTCCTGGAGGAGATCGGAAAATAAATATATGAAAAATTATTGTAATTGGTGTTATTATTATGTGTTTGAATACCCTTAGAGTCTACTTGTCTTTAAAAGTTCATTTATATAATTTATATCTTCAATAGTAAATTTTTTAGATGGACCTCCTAGGTAACTATGATGTATAGTATATTCATTCATATCTTGATTAACTATAATATTAGAACCGAATCTGAAATTATTTCCTAAAAAATTAAATCTACTAGACCTTAAATAATTATAGTAATTATCTTGTATTGTAGAATAAATACATCTTCCATTTTCTTCTATAAATTTCTTAAAAGCTTTAATAACTACACTATCAATTAAATCACCTGATTTACAAGTGACAACATAAGATTTTCCGGATAATTTGACAAATATCTGCATTAATATTATATAGATAATTATAAATCAAATTTTTTTGGCAAATTAAATATGCTAATCTAAAAAAGCAAATAAAAGTCACCGTAGAGATTTACCTCGACTGGTTCAATCTTCAGACTATCCATACTATACTCATCATCACCAATATGAATAACTTCTTGTCCAGTGTTGTACCCCAAAGTAAACGTCATCATATCTACCGGCTTGTGCTTTCCAGGGTTTACTGTAATGTGAGAACGACTATTTAACTCTTCTCCAAAATGGTCGCTCTTAATAATAATTACCTTGGATGGATTTTCTTCTGACCCGAAGGTAATTAGACTCCCATGTTCAACCTCTTGACACCTGGAAAGGTCGTGCATTGGAACTCCTCGAGAATTATAGCTCACTGTAACATGACCCATCTTATCTCCACCATAATCTGCCAAAATCCGATGTTGGTAGAATGTAGGTTCATATGTCATCTTTGGATTACTTAGAAGCAGAATATCTCCTGGGAAATACCATTCCTCTTCCCAAGAAGGGTAAGAGTACAATGTCACTCCATTATCATTTGCGTAATTCTTACGAATATTCTTTACCATAGACATGTTCCTTCCGCAAATCTTCTGAAACATCTTCAAATTATCCCATCCACGATGAGTCAATACACTTTGAAGTCGTTTACTGTCAACATATGTCTTTAGATTAGTTGGATGGAAAATATGAAGATGGAATCTAACTCCAGAAAACACCTTCTGAAAATAATTAATAATCCCAATCTTACTGCGATTCATAATAACTCCACCGCCACAACTGAGCACTGGGATCTTTCCATTCTTAATCGCCTCACAGATGAGATACTTGGTCAAACCGTTCCTTTCTTGACCTAGTTTGAGAACCATCTCAATACTTTCTAGATTCAGCAGGTCTCCGTCGATATGAACAAACTTATCTCCAGAACTCTTTGACTCTTCCAATTGGCGACCTCGAGTTGACTTGCCATATCCAATAGGTCCTACAATTACAATCACATTAACCTCTGGAATGCAGGTCAGCTGTCTATTGATACCTACTATAATTTCATCAGTAGTCATTTCTGAAGTACTAGGAAAAGGGACTCGATCCGCAATAAATATATGCTCCATTGGGGCACACTGCGAATCAGCTGCAGATAGAGTACGAAGATAGCGTTGGTATTCAGCATGATAGATTGGATACTTTTCAATCACTTCAAGACACCAACGATATACATTATTAGCAGACGTTCCTGGGATCACCCACCTCTCCATAAATCTAGACAAGCTCTCTAGAATTGTTGGGAAGATTAGAGTACCCTGCTCAGACAAAGTTTGTCTAACAAACATCGTCCTGAAAGTATAGAAGGGAAACTTGAACTTGATAATAGAAGTCTCACCCTCTCGTCTTACAAAGATGATAAGTCCTTCAAGACAGCTTCCTAGAATACTCTGATGAAGCTCAGACACTTCTCCTGTGGTGTCATACATTAGAGTATCGAACTGTTCATTAGTCATGGTGTTTCGATGGGTAATCAAATGATTCATGAACTCCATAATCTTTTCTCTACCAGAAATATGATAGTAAATGTCAATCAATAGTCCATGAGCTTTACAAAACTCAACCTTATCATCATTGGATAACCAAGAAAGAAACTGAACACTCTCAGACGATGAAATATCTGGCTTGAAAGTATGTCCCTTAGCAACAAAAGTTACTACAAAATGAGACCCCATAGATGCAGCACCATGAGTTCTGTCCTTGATTGACATACATTCACCACAAAAGTGGATGTTTTCAGTTACCATAGTATGAACAAGGTCAAAGGTAACTGATGGTCTTACAATCTCTGACAAATCATCAATCATATCACCTGATGCAGTATTCTTACAAGTTGCAAACCAATAGTAATTCTCACCGTATTCAAATGCCATAACTTGGCCTAGAAAACCAGAATACTTTTTGGTTAGGACAATTTCATCTGCTCCCTCAAAGTCCTTAGACTCTACTGCGCTTTGTCCAATCTGGTCATTGGAAAACTTGGGATAGAATCCCTTATACTCTACCTCGTTAGTATCAGTCTTCCAAATAATAGGAAATCCACGAGGAAACATACATTCCTTCGAAAGTCGTATGAGCACACTATCTATAGGACAGTGTACCATTACAATGAAAACCTTCTCAAGTTCTGTTGGATAAAACTTGAGATGGCATTGGTTTTTCTTATGTGACACAATAAATGCAAGCTTACGTCCAGTGTTATCGGTCTGATTAAGAAATGTTAGAAACTCATCACGAAGAGAAGTCTTGTTGGTACCGTTGATTTGAGGACCAATGTAAAGCTGAATATACTTCTTTATAATAGAAGTAGTTGTTTTAAAACAGGATTTACCTGTATAAGTGCTTGTTGTTATAGACTTGAGCATGTCAAAATATTTTGATTTATTGGCCATCTGGATTATTCAAATTTCAATTTTTTATTTAAAATAAATCGCGTTAACACTATCAGCTAGAATACTACAGAACTCATCAAAGTGTTCAGTGGGTATCCAAAAACTATCACGAATCACACGCCTTGTATCAATTCCAGCTTTCCAAAATATATCAGATTTTGCCTTCACTTTATAGTAGGCATCAGAACTGGCTTTATAATCACATCCATTAATTTCAGGAATAATCTTAAACTTAGAAATTCCTCTTTCTAGATGCCACAGAATCTCTGTTAGATTTTTACCATGTCCGCCTACAGTAGTCCTTTCTTTTTCAGAATAGAGAAGCGAGCGGTTAAAAAACCAATTACCAACATTATAACCGTTGATAACTGTTCCACTAGGAGAAATAAGCATTGCTTTAATAAAATTAGTATCTATTGGTGAATTAGACATATATAGATATAAATATTGTATTTTTTCAATTTTTTACATTTCCAATTTTTTTATTAGTATCAATTATTTAATACAATATATGTGTTAAGATAAGTTGCTAAAGTTAACCACAGAATATATGGTATTAAGATAAGACTTAACTTACTATTAATATTTAATGAAGTTATAAATGTAGTTATTGTGAAACCAAGAGTAAATAAAATATCAATCAAAGCTAATCTAATCAATTTAAATTTAAAAAATAATGAAGTCCAAATCAGATTAAAAAATAATTGTATCACAAAAAATGTTAATGGTTGGCACCACATATTACATTTTTCATCCCTCATCATTAAAACTAAATATATTACCATACTTGTATAAAGTAAACTCCAGGTAGTTCCAAACACCCAACTTGGTGGAGTTAAGGTTGATTTTTTTAAACTATTATACCAAGTTCTATTTTGCATATATATATATATTTATATTATAATCATCTGTTACCAGTTATAACTAAACAAAAACCAGCAGTAATATATGTCATAAATATGAATAAAAACCCAGTTATGAACCAAATAAAAACAGGTGAATTATCTGGTCTTACTCTTAGTATTGTACATACAATTAATCCAGTAATAGTATTTATTATAAAATACAATGAACTATAAATTATTATCTTAAAAATAAGTAAAAAATTACAACTACTATTACGTCTAATATTTACTTGTAATTTTTTAAAGTTTGAAAAAAAATTTATTTTTTCTACAATAAAAGCATTTGAATTATTTCTACATAATGGACATTTATTACCATAACCATATTCATTATATTGTTCTATACACTTATAACAAATAATACCTTCAGAACATTTATTATTTTCACATTTGAAGACTCTTTTTTTTGAGGTAGAATTAAAACATATAACACAAATATATTTACCTTCATTCAAAGGTAATATTTTGAATTTTGCCATGTTATTTTTAAAACTAAATCATTTCATTTTTTTTAATTCAAATGAAATTCCTAAATGTGGGCTATTTACATCTTTATCTTCTACACTTATTTTACCAATTAAATGTTTATTAGTTTTAATTAAAGCACCATCTATCCATCTTGGAATCATATCGTCCATTATTTTAAAATAAGATTGTGTTGGATAAATTCCATAATTTTCCCACATTGTAGGAACATGACTATATATTCTCTTGAATTCAGAAAATCCTTTAATTTTAAAAATATTTTTCCCAAAGCTTCCCATTATAATTATATTTTTATCCTTGAGATAACTATTTATATAATCATTTATTTGTTCTAATTTTAAATTAATATTAGATGAGTTTTCACCTAAAGATGTGTTTATAATATATAATTTTCTAATTTTTACTATCAGAAACCCTTGGTTATTAAAACAATTATAAGAACATGAAGTTTTAAATTTAATATAATCTATAAACTTGATAGGGAATTTAGATAATATTACTAAACCAGAATCTTTTAATAATTTATAATTGGGTGATAACACTATATTGAAATTAACAGATTTATGTAAATTAAATTTTTTTAAACCGGTAATATCATTATAATATTCTTGTAAACAAATAATATCCTTATCCCAATTAATAAAATCAATTTCTTTATATTTTAAAGAGTTTTTTTTAAGATTATAAGATACTAACTGTATAGTTCTTTTCTTTTTACTATCAACATAATTTAATCTGTTAATGTTAGTGTCACCTGTTAAATAAATAATTATAAAAAATATGATAACAATCCCAACCCCTTGAACTACTTCTATCATTAATTTATAATATATATTTTTTGTAGAATCTTTATTTAAATATCTAATCATATTTATATGAATAAATATTTAGTTTCTAGTGTATTATTCCCTCTTATAGATTTATTCTATTTAAAATTAATATCTAATCATTTTAGTAAGTTAGTTAAAAAAATTACTAAAGAAGAAATGGTATTTAATATGACTAAAGGTATTATTGCTTATATAATATTAGCTTTTGGAATTAATTATCATATTATAAGTGATATGAATAATAATAATATTAATAAAAAATTATTAGATAGTTTCATTTTAGGTTTAGTAATATATGGTACATTTGATTTTACCAATGGAGCAATTTTTAAAGATTATGACTATACTACTATGGTAATAGATACTTTTTGGGGTGCCATATTACATCTATTAGTAACTTACTTGACTTATAAAATTACTAAATAAAATGATTCACTATAATATTGATATAAAAATTGAAACATGTTATATTTAAATAAATTAATGACTGAAGTTAAAAAAAAAAATAAAAGAATGAGAAGTCCAGAAAGAAGAAGAAGTAAAAATAGAAGTGAAGTGAACATGGTGTATATATTCTATTGGTTCCTAATTCTAATATTAGTTGCCAGAATTGATACAGATTATGGAAATAGTCCAAATAACGATCTAATTTATACAGGTCTATATACACTATTAACAATAGTTTATCTTGTAATTAAAGAAAATATGAGTTAATTTCTACTAATTTAAAACAAGATTAGTTAATTTTCTTTAAAAAAGACTTTCTAAAAGAAAAGTTCTTTTTAAAAGAACTATGGCAATGGAGGTAAGCGAACAGAACAAACTCTTTTCTGTCTATGGGTTGGGTTCGACGAACGAGTCAGCGACAGCATCACCTACTGAGCTTCCCAAGTAGGAAAATCCAGCAAGCATACCGAAACAGACCACCTTGGACGCAGGTTCTGGATCAACTATACAGATAGGTGCAAGGTATGTACTGATTAAGTAACTTGTTCCAGTAACGACTGTTCCTTTGGCAACTCCTGCCTTGACGGAACCAGTCTCTTTCGTCTTCATGTAACCACTGAATGCACCAGCTATTGGAGCTATGATAGGCGTAAGAGGTTTTGGTACTGTTGGCAATGGTACTGGTACTGTTGGTGTCACCACAGGGTGATAACACTTAGTCCTTAGACATTTCGCACTAAGTTCGCCAATAATGTTTTGCGGGGATATATCAGTCCATGGAATATTATCCATCAGACCCTGAGCAACCCCAGTTGCAGCAGCACCTGCACCATTTACAACATCATCGACGAGGTCAGCAGCATTGATAGCATCATCAGCAAGGTCAGCAGCATTGATAGCATCATCAGCAAGGTCAGCAGCATTGATAGCATCATCAGCAAGGTCAGCAGCATTGATAGCATCATCTGCCACGTTCGCACCGTGGTCTACTGCAATGTCATCGAACATGTTTACTACCATATCTTCAGCCTCTTCAGAAGAAAGTAGGTACATGTCATCGAATGCATCTCCAGCCACATTCATAACATCATCAACTTCGTCAACAAAATCAACACCTTGGAGAAACTCACCAAGTCCACCATCGTCACTGTGAATATGATTTAGTGGAAAAGGTTCTAGGTTAGAAATTTCCTCGACTTGGTCGAAAAAATCAATACCTTGGAGAAACTCACCAACTCCACCATCGTCAATGTGAACATGATTAAGGGGAAAAGGTTCAAGTGTCAGATGAGGGACTTCGTTTAAGATGAGGTTTGCAGCCCCATTAACACCATCATAAACCGGACCAATGTATGGTTCTATAGGTTCCACAACCTGTCGAACAAGTTGTGGTACAGGGATGGGCTGCGCAGTTGCAGTCCCAGAAAAAGCAATGAGAACCAAGACAAACACTGCACCGAAACGAGTGTAATTTTGTAGAGGACGACTTGTGTTGCGTTCAGACGAAGGACGACTTGTGTTGCGTTCAGACGGAGGACGACTTGTGTTGCGTTCAGACGGAGGACGACTTGTGGTTGAATTAATTGATTGATTAGCGGTGGCTTGAACAATTGTTTTTTTAGTGCCCAAAGGCGAAGAACGGGATTTACCCGTAAAAGTACACGATTCATTCTTAAACGACATCTTAAAAGATTTTTAATTCTTATTAAGCACACTAATATTTTTTTTTTTCAATTTTTTATGGTAATGTTATATAATTAATTTTGAATATTAGGCACCCAATGAATAGTTCTAGGACCCATTTTTTCTTTAATTACCTCATTACCATCATTATCAACATTTTGAAAATATACATTAAAATTAGCATAATATCCGTATTGATAGTAATCCTTAATATAGTAGTTTTTGTATAAAAAATCTTTTTTAGCTAAAACTTTTAATTTTAAAGCTTTCTTAATGTCATAGAAGATCCAAGCTATTCGAGTTAGATTATACCATAATGTTTTTAATTCATCTAACTTTATATCGCTTAATTTCCTATAAGGAGATATTTTTGAATGATATAAAACTTCTGCTCTCATATAATTCCCACATCCAGCAGCAACTTTTTGATCTAATAGAGCTGTACCTATAAAACCATTATCTCTCTTACGTTCTAATCTTTTTTTAAATTCATCAAATTTATTATAATCTTCAATAACATCCACACCTAAACATTTTAATTTTGATTCTAGTTCTTTTTCAGTTTGATACATAAGTGTTCCAAAATTCCTAACATCATTGAAATGCAAAATTGTTTTTTTCTTTGTCTTCTCTAAAATAAAAGAAGCATTATTATGTTTTATATTATCAGTTGTCCAATATCCACTCATACCTAGAGTATTAAAAATATACATATTGTTACTAAGTTTAAAATAAATAAATTTACCCTTACAATTTATATCAATTATTTTTAATGGTAAGTCATCTATTAATGAATTCTGTTTTTTAAAATTTTTTTTTGTATAACGTCCACTATTAATTGTAATTTTTTTTATAATATAGTTTTTATATTTTTTCAAACTATCTACAGTTCTCTTTACTTCAGGACCTTCTGGCATTGTATATAAATATGTAATTATTATATATTTATAACAAAGTATTTATAACAAGTATTTATACAAAGTATTTATAACAAGTATTTATACAAAGTATTTATAACAAGTATTTATACAAAGTATTTATAACAAGTATTTATACAAAGTATTTATACAAAGTATTTATACAAAGTATTTATACAAAGTATTTATACAAAGTATTTACATTATAGTACATTTATTTTCTCTTCTTTCACTCATGTGATATAAATTTTCTTCCAAGTGAGCTATCTTTTGTAATAACATAATATCTTTTTGAGCTATTGCTTGTAATAACTCTTCATTTTCTTTATTTAAATGTTGTATCATATTTTTATTTTCATTTCTTTCATTATTAAGTGTATTAATCAATAATGAATTATTAATATTTTGTTGATTTAATTCTTCTATCATTTTATTTTTCTCATTGGTTCTAATTTTTCTAGCAATGTAATCTTCTTCTTGCATCAATCTAATATTATTCATCATATTAAGCCTTTCTATTTCTCTAATTCTTGCTTTCTCTCTTTTTATTTCTTCTAGATTTATACGTTTAATCAGATATCTCTTACCTATTATTACAATCTTATTTCTAAGTTTACAAAATCTATTATATTTAAATACTCTTATAATAGTATTGGCAGCATTATTATTTTTTTTTTTCATAGAATTTTCTAGAGCTTGTTTTAAAGATATTTTACTTCGTATAAATTTTTGAATAATTATTAGTTTATTATAAATATATTTGTATTGTTTTCTTACAAGATAAGCACGGTAATTTTTTTGAATAGTTACTATAGCTTTAAAATAAATAAATTTTTTTATAGCTATATTTCTACGTACATAGGATTGTATTTTTACCACATTTTTTAAATATCTATATTTTTTTCTAGCTATAAATCTTCTAAAAATAGATTGTATAAATATACTAGTTATAACTCTTTTAAATTTTATTCGAGCAATTAATTTCCTGCCATATTTTTGTAAAACTATAATTTTTTGATAGGTATTATAATATTTTCTACTGTAATAATGAGCTAAAAAATTCTTTTGAATTAATATTGCTTTTTCTTTTATTATTTTTTCTTTTACCTCTAATAATTTTATTTCTTCTTCTGCTTTCAGGAAAGTTAATGTTTTTCCTCTAATAATGTTTTTTTTATATGTATCTGGTACTATTTTAAAAATATCATCAAATTCATTATTATTATATCTAATTGGGTATCCTTGTCTTACAATAGCAATTGCTTCAATTATTCCATTATATTTTAATTGTAATTCTACCTTATCACTATCTAAATTGTTAGGAACATTGTTATCATTTGGTTTTAAACATCTTATAAAATTAACTTCGGTGCTATTAATAACTTTTTGTAATTGTTTTATTTGTTTTTGAAAATTATTAAGTAATAAATTTTTACTAGATTTAATTTCAAATAATGATATCAATCTATTACTGCAATTATTTGTCAAATTAATAATATCATTAGATAAATTTAAATTATTTTTTCTAATAAAATTTTTTGCATGGTATTTAACAGTATTAGCATAATGTTTAACTTGAAATCTTCCCTTCCCTCTATCCAAACTTGATACTGACAAATAGGGGATATCTTTTTGTATATCATGAAACTTATCAACTATCATAATATCCTTTGCTTTAATAAATTTAGTAACTTCATTAACTACCCCAAATATTTTTTTTTCAATACAAAAAATGATATCATCATTATTTTTAAAATTAACTAGGTTATAAGGAAGTCCTTCACTTAAATATAATTGTTGTTCTTTTTCAAAAAAATACTTGTTAAATTGGTTTTGTAAAATTTCATTAGTATAATTAATACATAATTGTTCTATACTATTTCTATTAAGAATTTCAAAACCAAATATATCTAAAAGATTTATTTTCAAATAGCTATCCGATTTTATTTTAGGTTGTAATTTTTTATTAATATTTTTCACTACAAAGTTAAATAAATTATTATATAATTCTTGTGATAAAGTTTTAATTTTAACTTCTATAACTTCTTCTGTTAAATCTTTATAAATAGTTTCATTACCAATGGTAATCATATGTTTTTCTAAAAAAATTAATAATTTATCTTTTCTGATACCAAATAAATCAGATAATTCCTCCATATTTTCATCGTATTTTGTTAATAAAATAATAATTTTTAAAATATTTTTAATATCATCAATATAATCTTCAAGTCCAAAAATCTTAAAAGCATCAAGTAATTTATCTAAAGTATCTTCACCTTCAAAATTATTGTTAGAAGTACTTGATGTACATACTATACTATTTTTAGAACAATTATTTAATAAATAAAATACATGAAAATTTTTTTCAATTATATCTTTATCAGTTACTCTAATCTTTTCTAATAAATAAGTTTTAACTCCAGCACCAGTTATTTTATAATTATTATCATATAATAATGTTATTAATTTACCAAATCTAGATGAATTATGATTTCTAATAGTAGCTGCATTTCCAAAACTTTCTAAGATAATATTAGATGCTAAAATCATTTTACCTAGACTGTTATTTTCTTCTTCTAATAATCGATTAAGAAGAATTTTAGTTGTTTCAGTTTTACCAGCACCACTTTCTCCAGAAATTAAAACTGATTGATTCATTTGATGATTTATCATACCATTCATCATTGTTTCTGCAATAAAATCAGGATGAGGTCTATTATTAATTTTCTCTATTTTTTTAAAAGGATTTACTGCAATTAAAATATTATCTATCTTGGTATAAATGATATCATCTTTATATCTAATGCCTAGTTGTTCAATAATATTTTCGCTATCTAAACATTTAATATTTATCAAATTATCCATTACATAATAAGATAAAAAAAAACACAAAATAAAACTTAATAGTTATTAGTTTTATTTCATTTACATATTTTTTTATTTAAATAATAAATACTTTATTTATATATAAATATGGAACAACAAATTAATTCAATGAAAATAAATAACGATGATATTAAATTTGAAAATACTAATTTTAGTATTATGAGTATTCCTCCTTCTAGTTTAGATGGTATTAACTTTAATGACCCAAATTATATTTCACATATATTAAGTAAATTACAGGTACATCCAGTATCAAAAGATAATTTTTTAGAATCATTAGCTAAATATTCGAATATTAAAGAATATCCAACATGTCATAATATGGAAACAGAAATAATTGGTTTTAATAGTAAATATGTTTATGAAATGTCATTTTTATCATTCAATGATGATAATTCAAATCCACCAGATAATGACATTGGGACTGTTTTAAATATTAATGGAAATAAAATTAAAGGGACATGTTTAATTTTCAAATCATACATTTCAAATACAGATTATAGTATGATGATAGATAATATTGTTGTAAATGATATAGCTGAATTATTAATTAGTAGGAAATCTCCTAAAATGGTAATTTGTGAAGATGGTGATTGGAGGGAAGAAGATGTAGTAGATTTAGATAAGTTTAAAAAAAAACTATTTGGTGAACAATATGTTAAAGAGACTAGTCTAGATTTCATGACTTATAGTTTAAATATTTTATATGTAAAAAGTGATTATGGATCAGAATGTATTCCAGAAATAGTAGAAGGGAAAATGGAAAGTGTTGTAATATATTCTGTATATGGAAGTATGAAAGATAATTTTACAATTGAAGAATTAAATAAAATAAAACACCTTCTTAAAAAAGATATAAAAACAGTAGACAAGGATATATTGAATGTAGATAAAGATAATATGGGTAGAAAGATTATTAATACAAAATATCGTTTATTAAATTTAATGTATAGAAAAAATTTATAACTTATTATATATTATGAGTAAATCTGTTAATATGGAAAGATTAATTCAAAATCTAGATAATAGGTTAGAAAACAATTCACTTGATGGTTATAATAACAAAACATATTTACCACTAAATGAAAATAAAAATAATATACCTGATGCTAATTTTAGTTTTATAGACAAAACTCAACCTCAACCTCAATTAAAACTTATTAAACAACCAGAAGTTAAAATAGTAAAAGAAAAAATTAATTATTTTTCTACCTGTAAAAGATATCTTTTAATTTTTTTTATTTTTATTATTTTATCACATCAAGAATTTGATTACATTACAAATATAGATAATATGACTAATTTGTATAGAATAGTTCTAAAGGCTGTGGTTTTTGTTATAATATTAATGATAGTAAATATATTTATAGAATAAAAATATTTATAGAATAAAAATATTTTACAGAAAAAATTTTTTTTTAAAATCTAAAATAATTATATGATAAAAATTATTTTAGTTTTAGTTTTAGGAATATTATTATTACAATCTGTTGAAAATTTTTCTAATTATAAAACTTCTTGTAGTAGTAATAAATTACCTAAATTATTACAAAAAGCATTAAATGAAAGAGGTATTAAATTAAACTCAGCTTATTGGGATTATTTTATTCCTTGTGGTTATAATAAATGTGAAAAACAAATTAGAGCATTAAAAGGGAGTAAGGGGAAAAAAATTTTTATGATAGATGGATGTGATTCAATTGCTAGTAAAAATACTATTTTTAAAACTTTAAAAAATAAATATGGAAAAAAGGCTTGTAACATTATGCCGGAAACTTTTAAT